TATGTGTATATTAGTATTACACCCCCATTATGTCAAATTACTTTGCAGACAATTCTATGCTCACTTGCTCATTTATAGGTCGCAAAACATTTAAGTTTCTCGATTCGAATAGACGACTGCTCGATAGTCGCTGAGTCTATAGTCTTGTATTGGATTGGAAAAATATCTAAAGATGCCTTTGTGTTCTAGTCCTGTCTTATAACTATGACAGTTGGCACATAGCGATTGGAATATGTTGTTATGAAAGGCTTCCCTACCTATTAACTTCCATGCGAATAGATGGTCTATGTGCTTTGCTTCTGATACTCTACCTACTAATAGGCATGACTGACATAGTGGGTGCTTAGATAGCATCGCCTTTCTAGTCTGTCTCCAAAAGGGACTAGAATATTCTTTATCTTTATCTCTATTAGGGTTATTACTAGTGTCTAGTCCACCATGCTCTAGGCAGTAAGTATTGAGTCTACTTCTAGTATTCTGACACCCTAGATGCGAACACTTATTGGAACTCGGTATAGTCGGCACGATAAGGCACTAGGTCTGTTTCTCTAAATGTAGGCTTTTCTGTTGCTTCGATAGCCCACGCTAGATACTTATGAAGTGCTTCTTTAGATTCGGCTTGTAATGTAGCCCTTGAATGACCGAAAGGCTCACCTTTATTGTTGTAATAAACCTCTCTTACCTCATAGTAACTAGATGCTCCATGAGGAATTTCTAGCACTCTAAGATTCCAAGTGGTCATCTAAGGAAACGTAGTTTGTAAATAGTGCTATCAATCAAGGTAGCAATACTATCGATTTCGTTCTGTATATTAGACTCAGAAGGCATATTTTGTCTATTTTGAGCAACATATTCCTTAAGTGTCTTTAAATAATCCAAAGGCTCACCCGTTACATTGGCAAACATATTAGGATATGGAGCAATAATTTCTTCGTAGCATCCTTGAATAGCCTCAGCAAGACTGTCAGTTAGTCCCACAATTTCTTCGTAATAAGTGCCAAGTGCCGAATGTTTAGCAAAAGAGCCTTCGCCTTGAGCCTGTAAGTGCATAAAATGAGTAATAGTCGATGAATGTAGTAATGTGCCTACAAACTCAGCAATAATATTCTTATCCATTTCTGCTTCCTCCTTATATCCGCTAGAATAGGCGGCTCTTGCTACTGCGAGTGCTTTGTCTTTGCTTGGAAAAGGACCTTTGCTACCCCAATACCATCCTTTATCAGTATGACGAATCGGCATTAACGCACCCCAATAAACTTGTGTGTTTGAATACTAATCTTCCAATTATTGATTGTAGCCTGTTCTATACACAATTTGGTTGCTTTTTCGCTTTTACTTAAAGGTTGTAGCCAAATGCTTTCCGTAGTAGTTTTAAGTAATAATTCTTTAAGGTTTTCCACATCCCTTTGTTTGCCTATAGGATATTTGATTTCATCTGCTCTGAATAAGCAAGAATCTAATACTTTGTAGCCTCCTGCCATATCTACTTTAGGACTAACAGTTACATAGGTTCCTTTATGAACCTTAATTTCAAAAGTGCCGCTTGTTTCTAATTGAACGGAATATCCATGAGCAATAAGTTCAGTAGTTAGTTCTGTAAGGTCATACATAGCAGGTTCACCACCTGTAATAACAATATGATTAGCCCTAAACTCTTTAAGCATTTCCATAATGTCAGGAATTGACATCAAACTGTAAGAGTCATTATCTTCACACTTATCAACCATTGTTTTGATAGGGATAACTTTACCTGTCATTTCCCAAGTGTGCTTTGTATCGCACCAAGAACAACCTACAGGGCATCCTTGTAACCTTATGAAAACACTAGGAGTGCCTGTAAAAGTAGCCTCGCCTTGAACTGTTTCGAAGACTTCATTTATGGGTAGTTTTGTAAGATTCATAATCTTTCTCTGCTTGTTCTAAGTTTTCCCAAGGAAACACAATCCAATCATCGTTATTAATATCTATTGCAGAAGTTATTGCTTGTTCTGTGCAAGTGTAGCGTTTGCATAATGTATAGGCAGGTAATGGATATGATTTTACCAATCTAATGTTTCTTAGGGTTTTTCCTGAATCAGCAATATCATCAACGATGATAGACATACTATTAGGCACAGATACCAAAGGCTTATTAAATCGATGGCTGAGAGCCACCCCGAGAACCAAGCCACCACGAGGAATAGCATAGAAATCATTGCAAATCGGTTTAGGAAAACTAGAAAGAGCCTCATCGAACTCGTTCCAAGTAATAATTCTAAAATTCATCGCAATACAAAGCAGAGTTAGCACCGTGTTCTTTTGCTTCAACACTTAGCAAAGTTACTCTAGAAGATAAATGGTTATCTTCAAGCCATTCTTGAGCGAGGTTATACGCTAGTTCCGCAAACTTTTCGCATCCTACGCTATCAACAACTATTAAATCTAATACTCCTAAATCCTGCCCTCTTTGAAACCATTTTATGTGTGGGTCATCTTCTGCGATTACAGTTTTGTGGTCAAAATAGTCTTCAAGAATTCCTTTAAGGTCTTTTAAGCCACCAAAATCAACTACCCAATTACGATGGTCAAGTTCATTTGTCATAAACTTAAATGTAAATGCTAAAGAATATCCATGTAAATATTTACAATGGCTATCTGCTTTCCATTGACGAAAAGCAACAGATAAGCCTACTTCATGACCATAAGTTTTTGTAGATATATATTTCATTTTATTAACCTAAAGAATTCTGACCGAGCATCGCTATTTTCTTTAAAGAACCCTCGAACTACAGAGGTTTTCATTACGGTGTCATGCTCCTTAACACCTCGCCATGTCATACAGTTATGAGTAGCCTCGACTACTACTGCCAAGCCTTTGGGTTCTATTAACTTTTCAATAATGTCGGCTAATTGAACGGTCGATTCTTCTTGTATTTGAGGTCGACCCATAACCCAATTTGTAAGACGCACAAACTTACTAATACCAATAAGCCTATCGTTAGGAAGAATACCAATCCAAGCACGACCTGTAATAGGCACCATGTGATGTGAACAAGCAGAGCGAATAGTGATTGGACCAAGAGTATAAATTTCGTCAAGGTGTTTTGCATTTGGAAACTCCGTTACTTTAGGCATTCCTTCGTATCGACCATTAAAGACTTCTTGCATAAACATTTTGGCTACTCGTTTAGCAGTTTCTTTGGTGTTGTGGTCGTTTTGAGTATCTATTACTAATGCTTCTAACAAATCCTGAACCCTATCTTCTACTTCACTTTCTAGTTCTTGTTTGTCATATTCATCTATAAATTCGGAAATATTGTCGTTGGCAAAATAAGTTCCACCCATTTCTTTAATTCTTAGTTTTATTAATTCTGAATGTTTCATTAAATTTCCTCAGTTATAACAATATGTGCACCACATTCGCCATCTTCGCTAATCTCTACCGAAAAAGGTCTGTTGTAGTGTTTAACTAGTTTATAAGCAAGGTCTTCCGCAATCATTTCGCAAGACATTCCGCCCATATCGCCACCATTAAAATGAGTTTTAGCAAAGTCAATAAGGTCGTGAAACTCAATATCTCTATCGTTATGCTCTACAGGACATTTAATCTTTACATGAAACAAATGCCTATGATTGTTTCTTAGGTAAGCCCTATTTCCTGAAGCACCCTCCCAATAATGAAATCCAACTGCGGTATAAGTAACAAATATTTGACGAATCATTTAGACCTCCAAAGGCAATTTATGACTACATTCAAGAACAGTTTCGACCTCGTTTAAGGCTTGTCGCCAATTAATAAGGTCGCCCTTACATACTGAGGCAGAGATTTGAACAGTCTTTTTGTAGCCTTTTTCAGGGTCGTCTAAATCGTAGCGAAATACCTTTTCATCAATGCTATCCCAAGCCTTTAAAGAGGCTCTATTAGGCATTTGCATCCATCTAACTGTAGAAAGCCATGAACTAGAGTCGCAAGAACTTAAAGGGAAAGCCATACAATGCTCGTTAGGAGTTAAGCCAAGACAATGAATCCAAAGGTTTGGATACTTTCTTCGCCTTTCCCACATTGTTGCTAGTAATCGTTTTCTTGTTTCGTTTTGTGCCTGAACAATATTGCCTAGACATATTCTGTCGTAGCGTTCTGCCAAATAATCAAAATAATCCCAACCATCGTTCAACGGGTGATAAACAGGTATTGGGTTGAAGCCGAGTTTATGTAATCGGTCTCGAGTTTTTATTTTGTTTTCTCTACCACCTTGGTCGATTTCAATATAACCCCAAGCCTTTTCGCCTATCTCTTTTATGATGCGAGTGTATTTATCAAAAAGGTCATCGAAACCATCGAGTTCGTTTGGAGCCATAGCGAGAACTTGGTCCATCGTCATATTGTTGTTTCGTGCGTGTTGGTTTGTTAACCAAAACACACCTGAATCGATAAACACCCTCTTTCCCGACCTGACTGCTTCCTCGATAAACTCTTCGTCTTCTGAATTTTTTATTTCGTTTACTGCACAAAGAATGTAATCGTAGAAGTTTAAAACCTCTTGCTTTTTGAAAGAGGAAGGAGAAGTAGCGAGAAAGTAGATATTTTTTTCTTGGAAATCCCATACTCCACCTGTTTTAATCATGCTTTCCTCACTGAACCAAAACCATGAACATCTTGGTATCTATCAATAATGAGTCCTGCAATATAGGTATCGGGTTGAATTATTACTAACCGATATTCTTCTGCTTTTTTGGCTAATGCTGAATAGATTCCTGCGTAAGGTAAAAACAAAGTTTTTTCGCCTTGAAGTTCGCCTACCCATTTTTGCCATTCTTTAACGACCTCTGCACATATCAAAATATGCTTATCGCCAAGAATCCATTTGTCGTCTTTATTAACTTCAGTTCTAGGCTCATCAATGGAAACATCTAGTTTGTCGAGAATGCTTTCTTTCTTTTCTTCGCCTACTTCATCGTTAGTATTACATAGCAAGTCGAATTCTTCTGCACTAAAGCCTGTAAGTTCAAAATCAAAGCCATTTTTTTGTAATGCTCCTAATTCAAGTTTAAGAAGTTCGTTATCCCATCCTGCGTTAGAAGCAATTTTGTTGTGAGCAATAATGAAAGCCTTTTTCTCAATTTCTGTCATACCCTCAGTCGAAATGGCAGGAACAGTCGTCATGCCTAGTTTTCGTGCCGCCATGACTCGTCCATGACCACACAGAATCATATTTGCTTCATCTACAAGGATTGGGTCTCTAAAACCGAACTCTTTGATGCTTCCTGCGATTTGGGCTACTTGTGCTTCATCATGCGTTCTTGAATTGTTGGCATAAGGAATAAGGCTATCGATTGCTATCTCTTTAATTTCCATTATTAACCTCAGCAAGTTTTGAATCTGAATAGGTGTATTGCCAAACTTGCTTTCTTTCTTTAGGTGAAGGGTTCTCAATCTTTTGTCGAGTTACATAGCGTTGTCTTAAAAAGTAACAAAGAGCCATTGAGATTTCGCTAGACTTTAAGTCAGGAATATTATCTTTAATGTCTTTAAGAGTAAGTGGCTGAGAATTAGACTTAAACAAGACACGGATTTTAGCGACTGCGTTTGAACTTCTTTTCACTTCCGACATAAAAAAACCCCCATGTATGAGATGGGGGTAATAATACTACTAATGTATTACTTGTCAAGCCGCCAACAACTCAAGTGCTCTAGTTTTCAATCTGTCGCCATTTCCGAACCAAGCAGAATCCAAACGAGCATCCTGATTACGGCTTGGATTGTAGTGGTCTACATACTCTGTAACGGCATTCAACATACCCCACTTGCTATGACCGACCAACTCCTGCCCTCTAGCCTCGCCCTCAAACAAAGCCATAATCTTCTTGTAGGCTCTGTTTTCAGTAATATCGCCCTCCTTGACTTGCGACATTGGAGCGACTAATTGAGCAACAAACTGATTGGCAGAAGCAACATTTAACTTTTGCTTTTGTAATACTTTAGCCATATCCATAAATGCTCCGAATGACTCTACTGCACTGCACAATTTAGCCTTAACGACTTCGTGATTAAAGTGCTGAATGTGGCTAAACGATACCTTATGAGCATCGTCATTTACAGCGACCGTTAAAGTGTTGTTACACACTACTCGAACAGTCGTAAACCGAGCAGTAGTCGCCAAAGTACGGTCGCATGAAGTAGACAACAACAAGAAACCGCCTACCCCATCGTCCTTACAAACTTCGCCAAACTTGCCTGTCTCAGCCAAAGCCCACATACGCTTACCGCCACGAAGGGTACCCGCAGTATGAATTTTGAAGCCATTCTCAGCAACGAGGTCACGGAAGAACTCTAATACTTCTCGAGGTTGTACGGGTTTATACCTATCAGACACAACTGCCAAAGGCATATTGTTATCAGACCTATATAAAACATTTTGCCCTTCAAAAGTTTTAAAAAAACCATGTTGCAAGTTTGCATCGGCTGATGTGTATTGAACAGGCGAAGATTTAATGACCCAATCCATTCCTGCCGCATCTTGCCAAGCACCAATAGAAGCATCTTCTTCAAGTTGCTGACCAAGACCATGCCAAGGAGTTTCTCCAACAAAAGCCATTTCAGCCTTACCGTTTGTAATAGTTAATTCGTGTGCCATGATTTAATCCTTTCGTGATTAATAAAGTAAAAAAGCCAAGTTATAACCCAACAACATTAGCCCTACGGCTAATCCAAACAATACTCCTGATACTATTACTGCCAACCACTCCATCCACATTGGAATCTTTTTCATAAATACTCCTTTCGTTTGACTAAGACCGCCTGTCGGCGGTTTCGGCTATTAAAGCCTCATCAGTTAGTCTTTTCTTTCATATCTTTCAAAATTGCATCAATTTCGTTATATTCTTTTAATGCAATTTCAGTAAAAGGACTTGAATTGTTATTAGTAATAGCGGTTTCTAAACTATCCATTTTTCTATCTACTAATACTCTTAACAAAGCAATTTGGTGATTATTAAGTTGTTTCATGTTTAATCCTTTCGTGATTAATAAACAGTTACAGAAAACTTGCCATCGGTCATCGCTACAGAAATAACACCGTTAGCATAGAAAAACAAAGCGGTAGGTGCGTTAGCCGACATACCTGCACCTTCGAACTCGCCTAAACGGTCGTTAGACTTACGAGCCTCAGATGCTACTGCCATCGCTTGTTGTTTGGTAATCATTTGAATCTCCTTATCGTGTAGAACAGAACCGCCTGTCCATATGAGTATTGTAATACATCTAGGAATATCAACAACGAATATTTCAGAAATTTTCAAGAATTTTCATGAAAAATGGGCTTAGAACCCACATAGTTACGGTATGGGGGAAAATCCCCATAAGATTTTGGGTGGGGTGATGCCACGAAAGGAGCGGAATCGGTAGATTTCCGAGCAGTTTTTGGTTGTGCTAGAACCGCATCACCCCGTAGATTGTGAGTCCCGATTTGGTAGTCTACTTCATGTAACGAAGAAAGCCGTAAAACTCGTTACTTGCTACATCCTCGGATGACGGCTTAACGACTCAATTTATTGTATTAGAAAGGAATGTCTTCCTCAATCTCTATTGGCGAACGAGGAAGTTCGTTGCTACCTGCTTCTTTAAAATTGTCTTTTGGCTTTGGCTCAAACAAAGTAACCCAACCATCCCAAGTAACAGGAATTGAGTCAATTTTCATTGATAACCCTTTTTCCGTTTCAAAACAATTACCCATTTTGTGCCATCGTGTTTTTTCATTACCGTTTCGGTCTTTGTAAACACCATTTCGAGCCATTACTTCATATTTAAGAACCGCCATCATTTTTCTCCTGAGAGGACATTAATCATAACTTCTACTTCGCCTAAGAATGCTAATACTGCCACTTCCATTTCCGAGATTAGGTCTTCATCACGGACACAACGCTTTACAAATAATTGGTTACGAATAGGCAATCGAGGGTCAAAACTAACAAAGTCGCACCATGCTCTATTTGTTACCCATAATTGACATTGAATCTGTTTGTAATACTCGCTTGGAACTTCATCATTCCAAATGTAGTCTAAGTGCGTAGTCGTATTCGGGCATTTAATTTCAACAATACCATCTTCTCCAACTAAACCATCAGGACTAGCACCGAGCCATTTAATTGTTGGATGCTTCCAAAAGCCTGTTTTGTCGACTAATACTTTTGCTTTCATTTCGTAGGCTTGTCTTGCTAAAGCCTCAGTTATAACACCCCACTCCATTGAAGCACTAGTAAATGAATCTTGAGATTGGTTTGTTAGTCTTTCTGCGACTATTCGTGTCTTATATTTTTTACGAGTAATTGCTTCGCCACTTTTGCCTTTAGCCATTACATCAGCAACATTACTAGCAGAAACATAGCCTAATCGAGCCTGTTTCCATTCGTCTGTGCCTTGCTCTAGGCTTCTTGTATCAATGGTTTCTAAATCAACTACTCCCATAAAAGGTATTGGTTCTAACATTTTTTATACAGGTTTAAATTGAGTCATTGGAATGTAGACAACTTCTTCGATGTCATAAGGATCGCCTCTATCTCTACGACCACTCATGCCCTCTTTAAATTTGTCTTCTTTTCTAATATCTGCATACATTAGCAATTCAGCAAAATTAATTACTAATAGAAAAGGAACTGCTAATTCATTACTAATAGTCATTCCTTTTTGAATTTTGCGTTTATTAATCATGTAGGCAGGAAATTTATTAACGCTTAACTTGAATCGATTTTTAATCTCTACAACTGCAATAAGGTTTGTTTTGGGCTTGTATAAATAATAGTCTACATAGCCCAAATGTCTTCCTTTTTCTGCCATACAATCCCATGCGTAACAGAGTTGATGAACGATTTCTCGCTCACACTCTCTGTCCGCAAGGGTTTCGTATACAGGACGACTAGGCAGGTTCAAGTTCTTTCTTCCTTTTGTCTTTTGCTAATTCCAAAGACTTTAAGGCTATTGGGTCATTTTTAACGACTTGTAATGCACCAAGATAGATTTCTTTTAAGTTAACAATGTCGCTAGTGTTCGCAATATCAAACAAATATTTTTGAACTAAATTCATATCTGTTGGTTTTGCTTTTGCTCCCTCTCCATCGTCATCATCTTGATATAGCCCACAGATACTAGCAAGGGAGTATCGCCTAAGATAGGTCATGGCAGAGCCAAATCCTTGTGGGTCTTGTTTTGGCAAAGGACTTACTGCAGTATCTTCAATCCATTCGCCTGATTCGTGAATAAGTCTAGTCGTTAAATGCAATCGACCATCTTCACTAGGGCTAGGAGTTTGAATAAATGCTATTCCTGCATTATTTAACGCATCCTTTACTGCATCAATAACCGCAGGTAAGTCAGCGTAAGTATTTTTAAAATGAGGATTACGAGCATTTTTATTAGCAAAAGTTATTGCTTTTTGTGCTTGTAATAAAGCAGTCGCTATCTTTGTAATATTTTCAGAAGTTTTCATGTTTTATCCTAAAGTTTGGTTGTATTCATCTGCCGCTTGTGAGTTGGCTTGTGCTTCCCAATAATCGGTAATGTCATTCCAAATAATGCGACCAAGAGTTAAAAAATCTCTTTGTTTCATCGCTTCTTCAATTTGTTCAGAATGTTTTGCTAAAGCATCTTCGCCAATCGCTTCTGTCATATTTAAATATTGGCAAGGATTATGACTTGTGTTTAGAAGTTCACAAACCCGTTCATCGATTTGTTCTTCCTCTTCCTCGTCTGCATGGTAGTCATACGATGCGTGTAAATTTGATTTCATAACTTCTCCTTTTTCGTGATATGGTCAAAATTAACCATACAAGTATTATATTTCAATTCTTATCATAGTCTACAATTTTTTTTAGGTGTATGATATTCGCAAACGAAAGGAGATTTATGCACTATTTTCAGTTTGAAATCAAAGAATGGATTAGTAATACTGCTCACCTATCATTAGAGGAAGAAGGTGCGTATTTACGACTAATACTTTATTACTACGATTCGGAGCAACCAATACAAAACGAGGAACTTAGTCGTATTTTTAGGCGATGCCGAATTAAAGAAGATTTAGGTTGTTATATTCTTAATGAATATTTTGAATGTATTGATAACAAATATTGGGTTCATAATCGATGTGATGAAGTTATACAAAAATATAACTTACGAATAGAATCGGCAAGTAAGGCAGGTAAACTGTCTGCTCAAGCAAGGTTCAACAAGCGTTCAACAACCGTTCAACTAATCAATAATCAAGAATCATTAATCAATAATCAAAAACCAAAGAAGCCTAAAGGCTCTTTTGATTGGGTTTGTCCTGTAGATATTAATTCAAACATCTTTTTTGACTTCATGGCGATTCGCAAAGCCAAGAAAGCACCACTTACTCAAACTGCACTAAACGGTTTGTATCGTGAAGCAGAAAAGGCTAATTTAGACATCAACGATGCTCTCAAAATCTGTTGTGAAAGAGGGTGGGTAGGCTTTAAAGCAGAGTGGGTAGAAAATAAAACTAGTCCTAAATCTAGTCAGGATTGGCGAAATAATGATGCATTAATGATTCAAAAAGCAAACGAGTTGGGTCTTCATACTGTTGGGCTACAACGGTTTGAAATTATTAACAAGATAAATGAAACGCTTAGGAGTAGAGTATGACAGAACAAGAGATTAGCCCTTTTAAGGCTTTAGATTACATTCGTGACCATGCCGAAGAATTTGCGATTGCAAAAGCAAATGTCGTATATATGACAGAATTTCGCAAGACGATGAAATCATTACTAATGAATGAATGCACCGCAAAAACTCAATCCGAAAAAGAGTCTTATGCGTATGCTCATCCTAACTATATAAAGCACCTTGAAGCACTTAGGGAAGCCATAGAAAAGGCAGAACACCTAAGATGGCTAATGGTTGGTGCAGAGGCTAAGATTGAGGTATGGAGGTCGTTAGAAAGTTCAGCAAGAGCAGAAGGGAGGACTACGCAATGAAACAAAACCACTACAAGTTGTATGACGAAAACAACGAATTAATGCGTACTGTTAAAACTAAGCACGAAGCCGAACATTTAATCAAAACTTACACAAATTGGTATTACAAATTTGTAAAATATAAACAACCAAAACTTGACTTACCTGAGGCTCCATTTTGAGTGCATGGCTAATAATCGTTACAGGTCTTATTTATGCCTACATTGCAATCGAACAAGGCATAAAAGGTAATGTGCCTATGGCAATCGTATATAGCGGATATGCGTTTAGTAATGTTGGGCTTTGGGTAATGGCTAGTAAATGACTACAATTCAAGCGGGTCAAAACCAAGTTCAAGTCCAACCATCAAACATCTTTTACGGAATTCTTTCCCGTGATGTAACCATTTATCACCTTTACGCTTATAAAAACTCATGTGAACCATTTCGTGTGCTAATGTCGTAATGACTGTCATCAAATGACCGCATCTAGCCGATGAAATTGTAATAGTATGTTCGTAGTCTTCGCCTGTGTCGTATAAGTAAGTTCCCATATTTTCAGGGTCGTAGGTAATTTGAAAATCAATTTCTTCGGGCAAAGGAAGTTTCCATTTGGAAAATGGATAGCAACAATACAGGCTCGAATATAAATTACTAATAATTTCAGGGTTTAGTTTCATGGTTTTAAAACTTGTCCTCTGAAATAATATAACCCTTTGTCTTCGTCTATAACTTCTGCTAATTCAGGTGGCATTAATTTACCGTTGTAATAAGTTAAAACAGCAAATCCTGACCGCCAATTAAGCGGATTGTTTTCAGCATAAATAAATTGGTTATCTTTAACACAAGCCATAGTGCCTGTATCTACACCGTATCTAGTGCCTGTGTAATCTGTATACGGTAAGCATTTAAGGCTATGCAAATGCCCTGAAACAAACGACCAACCCGACTTTAGAATGTTGTTGTGGACTGCATGAATTCCATTATGCCAACGATGCTTAATCATTGTGTTTTGATTAATAGCGATACTCCAAAACCATTTCCAATGAGGTGTATGGTCGGCTAAATCAAATCCATGAATGCCTTCGTACTGAGGCAATACATTGCTAAGTTTTCCTGAAAATCTTAAATCGTGGTTTCCAATGGTAATAAATAGTTTGCATCCTGCAGGTCTGACGGCTTCAATGTCGCCTAACCTCTCTTGCATTTCTTCTAATTCTTCTTTGACTGTTGAATGATGTTGCCATCCTATTCGATGATGTTGCGATATAGATGCAAAATCTGAAAGGTCGCCATTAAGAATTATTATTTTAGGCTTTAGGTATTTAACGCACTCTACAAAGGCTTTATGTGCAGTCGTTGTATATTTGGGATTGTAATGACAATCTGAACCTACTAAAACTAAACCATTCTCTAAAGTTATGTCGCACTGAGTTTGAGAATCAGGAACATAAACATCAGGTCTACCTCGATTGTCTATTGCCTTTAAAAGGAGGTCATATTTCTTTTCAAGATTTGCTCTCCTTTTTAAAACTGCCCTATAAGCAATTCCTGTAATTTTGGCTATTGCGGCTACAGATTGATGTTGTTTCCAAAGGGCTAGGAATTCTTCATCGCTAATTTTGTAAGCCATAATAGAACTCATTCGTGATAAAGTTACTGAATATTAACAAATTTATATTAATAATCAATGGCATTTGCTAAAAGAGTTGATAAAAATCAAAAAGATATAGTCGAAACCTTTAGAAAACTCGGTGCGACTGTAATAGATTTATCGAAAGTAGGTAAGGGTTTACCCGACCTTTTAATTGGTTTTAATAACAAAACTGCTTTAGTCGAAATTAAAGCAAGTAAAAAATCAAAATTAACTCCACATCAAGAAGCATTTTTTCGTGAATGGAACGGAGGAATGTTGGCTAGAGTAAATGATGTTGATGGAGCAATAAGAGTAATCAATTTATTAAATTCATGACCAATAAAGCCCAAAAAGCCCACTATTCTGCGATGGCTAGACTTGGTTGCATTCTTTGTAGAGAATTAAGGTATGGCGAAACACCTGCAGAACTGCATCACATTAGACGAACTAGTAAACGAAGTAATGCCCCTGTTATCCCACTCTGCAGAGAGCACCATCGTGGAGATTCCGGTATTCACGGACTTGGCAGAAAAGGTTTTGAAAAGCGGTACGGGATTACAGAAGAATGTTTGTTGGAAAGAAGTCTTACACTTATAGGAGAAAATAATGCAAGTACCATACAAGACGAAATCAGGATTACAGATAGGCAAGTATTATCAGAAGCCACTCCGTATTGAAGATGACCCTGATATGATTTACCTGCAATCTGTTCTTTTAAATCAAGACGATTCGTTTAAAAGAAAAGTAATTTGGATTCTTTACTTAACTTTTGTTTTTGTAAGTGCAGTAATCTTGTTAGCCAATAACAAGTTCTAATGCTTCTTTACGAACCGCCTCTACCCTATTTTCCCAACCTTTGCCGAAAGTAGGGTAATCCCTTAGACTTCTATAAAACTTTAATTTTTCTTGTGAGAACTTTTCAATCAAAGTTCTTTCGTCTGCCTTATTAATTTCTGCCATTGTATTAGGTCCTATAACTCCATCTGCAACACAACCAAGAGATTCTTGTAACAATTTGACCGCCCTTCCTGTACCTGCGTTAATAGAAAAATCAAGCATAAGATATGCTAAAGAAGTTGGAAGTTTGTCGCAATAAGTTCTATCCCAATATATTTTTTTATAGAAAGGCTTTACAATCTCGGGGGTCAATGCTTTCATGTCATTCCAAGTAACAGGATGACCTAAATAAGTTTCCCACGCTGATTGAGTTACACCAAGATTTGTAGAGCCTTTTCTGCCATCGGCAAGTTTATTACCGTTGTCTCTTTCGTCAGCAGTAAAACCGCCTTCGTGTTTTAGTATCTTTTCTATTGCTTTGTCGAAACTTGTCATTTCTTTAGATTAGCCATTATACGAGTTCCAAACAAAAACCCAAAGGCAATATTTGCGGCTTGAATTCCAATTTGTTGAATCTCAGGCTCTACAGGTAAAAACAAAGTTCCAATGCCTACTATTATGACAAACAAAGCACCAATATATCTACTTGATGCTCTTAAATCGACCACCCATTGGCTTGGTTGCCCAAAAGGGTTATCTAATTGTGCTAATGCTTGAATTTTTTGTATTTCGTTTTGGTCGAGTTGAATTTGTTCTGCAATAGTTGTCGGCTTAACACCGCCTGTGAACATACCTATAAGTTGTTTTATTCCCTCTACACCAACAGGAACTAATGCACCAATAATAGTCTCTAAAATCATTTATGACTAAACCAAGAAGTGAAATAAGTTACTAAACCGCCTATAAATGAAGCAATCGCCATTCCTGCCCACAAACCACCTTTAGATTGATTCGCCATAGCCAAAAGTTGTTTGATGTCTCTATCCATCATATCTACTTTGGCTTGTAATGTTTCTACCTGTTTGACAAGACCGCCAAACTTAAACATATCAAAATTGTCATCCGGCATAACGCACCTATAAATAAGAAAAATTTAATAGGTCTTGTCTTGTCATAGCGAGTTTAAATGATAAAGCACTTCTTTGGGTTCTACAAATTTATTATTATCATACTCTACATAGTCCCACCAAAGAAACTGTTGTTCTGCAAGACATGACCTGTCTTTTAAAAGATTTATGTTTTCAGAATGACCAAATATATTAGGGTCTGAAACTGACCAAAGAACTATGCCTTTTTTATTTTCTGACCATGCAAGATGCTGAAAAAAACTATCAACTGCTATCCATGTTCGACATTCGGATATTAGCCCTTTAAGTTCTGTAATAGATAAATTTTTACGGAAGTCAGGCACAAGTTGTTCTTCGCCCTCAATGCCAACTTGTATTATTGGTTCGTTAATTTTCGCAATAAGTTCTTTCCAATATGGATAGTTTTTAGGATTTTGTTTTCCGTTTATTAGTTTTTTAGCGTATGGGTGTATGACAATCATATAACTTCCTAAATGCGTTTTCTAGGCTATTAGTCCATTTCCACTCAGCCATTTTTTTATAGATATTCCATTGGTCTAAATCACCAAATAGTGCATGGGCTTCAGCTATCGGTTTGCAAGGAATAATTTCAGGATAGCAACCAAACACGACAGGATTAGGTATTTCAGGAAGTATGCGACTGAACACAATATGGTCGCCAAGCCCACAATTAAGAACCACAATCGTCTTATCACGGAACCCAAGAGTATTTCTAAAGATTTGCTCATCATGCTCAAACATTTCCTTTTTTTGTTGGTCACGAATACCACCTTGAGGGTTTTTAAGATGCCATGTAATAGCATCAGGAACAACCAATAATTTATACCCTTTTTGGTGCAAACCATAACTAAATAATGTTTCTTCTCGATGAGCGATTCGGGATAACCCTAAGTTGTAACCATGCACACCTGCTCTATAAAGGAATGTTGAATATAAATGCTCTACTTGTTTTGGCTCTGCAATCATTCCCCATTGAATGTTAGGCTCTACATTTACATTTTCAATAAGCCCTGAAGCCTGTATATATGTGGGGTTATTAGGAGGGTTAATTACTGAACCTGCTATTGCACCAATGTCGTCTGCAATATATTTCGAAAGGTTTTCTAAGACATTTGGTTCAGGTATTGCATCATCATCACACCGCCATACCCAATCGTAACCCATGCTATTAGCCGCTTGATGTATATGGTGCTGACCTTTTTTTCCTGCAAATAACCATTCCCATTCTATTTTTTTGCTATTAAGCATCCAAAAAATATGCTGATACAAAAACTCTTGCCGCATATCTTTAGGCTCGTCATTGTCGTCAAATATGATTAGTTTGTCAGGCTTTTGTGTTTGATTGGCTATGGCTTCTATAACCAAAGGCAAAGTAGTAAAGTATCTACCTTTAGTTGGCAAAGCACACAATATCTTTTCTTGATTCCATTTACCCATCAGCAAGTTAAACCGATTGCTTTCAGATACAGGAATCATGTATTTGGTAATTAGCCCATACTCATTAGTGTATTCAAAATCAAAGCCTTTAAAGTTTGATTCATTTAGACCATGCAATTTATGATGTTCACCCCAAAAGCCTTTTGGCTCATTATGTGGTGTAGTAAATAATAGTCTTTTGCAATGCTTTTTAAGTTTTTCTAATACTTCTAAACCATTGTCCATGTGTTCAATGATTTCAAACGCAATAATTGTATCGTACTGACCTAACTCAATTTGATTAATATCTGCTTGTATGAATTCGCAATCCCAATCCCAATCTTGTTGTTTAGCAACATCAATGATTGTTTGGTCGTAATCTAAGCCTGTGTATTGAATATTTTTTGGCAAGAATTGACCACCATAGCCTGTAGAGCAACCTATGTCTAAGACCTTAGTGCCAAGTAAATTACGACTTGCCCATTGATACCGAGCAGATTCCCTAGAATGGACTACATCACCTTTTAGAAATACTGCTCGTTCATAATTATTTGTTAATCTTATCCTGTATTCATCCATGTCTTATAAGACTACCCACCTTTGTCCAGAACTAATTGTTACTGTTATACCACTTGATATTGTTACAGGACCAACACTTAATCCATTATTGCCTGATGTAATAGTATAACTTGTAGATACAGTAGCATTGTTTACATGAATACCATTGGTAGATATATGTTCAGATGCACTTAATTCACCTGTGCTTGGCTTATACAATAATTTGGCATTGCTGGTGTTAAGAGTGCTTGCAGTACCACTTGTAGCAGTAACAAAAGTTGGATAAAGATTGCTTGTTGTAGCCGTATCATTAGAAATGGAAATACTAGAAGCACTTGATCCGCTATATCCACTAAAACCTGATGCACCACTAAAGCCAGAGATTCCGCTACCAGAAAAACCACTAAAACCAGATGTGCCACTTGCACCATTTAAACCTGAATAGCCAGAAATTCCACTAAAGCCTGATATGCCACTATAACCACTAATGCCACTAAAACCAGAATAACCAGATATACCGCTACCACTATAACCACTTATTCCGCTAAAGCCTGAATATCCAGAAAGTCCAGACCATCCAGATATACCGCTAAAACCACTATATCCACTTGTACCGCTATACCCAGATTGGGTAAACATAACTTGTGTAGCAGTAATAATGACAGATGGAATTGCAGGAGTAGACACAGTTGCAAGTTCTCTTTCAAGAATAATGTTTGCGTTATCTGTTTCCCAAATTAATTCTAAATAATCATTGGCGACTAAAGATACTACAAAGTTCCATGCGGCTACTACATAAGGTGCGTTAGATGGAACAATTACTTTTGTATCTGTATCAGGAATATCTGTGCCGTTTTTACGCAACCAAATATTTACAGTTTGACCTGAGCCACCACCACCTGTATTGTGCAGTTGGGCAGAAAATTGGAAGTTATAAACACCTTGATTGGTAAATGTGATGCGACTGCCTGATGCGTAAGAGACACCTTGCGAACTAGCATCTATATTATTTACAGTAATTGCAGTTGGGGTATTAACTGTTGCAGTTTGATCTGATGTTGACCAAAATGAACCCCAAGAACCAATAGCACCACCAAGACCAGATTGACCAGAATAACCACTAAAGCCACTATAACCACTTATGCCTGAATATCCAGAATAGCCCGATGTACCACTTCCACTATAGCCTGAATAGCCACTAATACCTGAACCAGAATAGCCACTAATACCAGAATATCCGCTATCGCCTGACTGACCACTAAAGCCTGACAGTCCACTATAACCCGATATGCCAGACCATCCACTAATACCAGAAAAACCTGATTGACCAGACCAACCGCTTATACCAGAATAACCTGACTGCCCAGAAAAACCACTAATGCCTGAAAATCCAGATATACCAGAATAACCAGATTGACCTGAAAAGCCAGAAAAACCACTTTCACCTGACCAACCACTTATTCCACTATACCCAGAAAAGCCTGATATACCTGACCAGCCTGAAATGCCTGACCAACCACTTGTTCCAGATGCACCACTAAAGCCAGAAATACCAGAATAGCCACTTGTTCCGCTATAACCTGATTCTCCAGACCAGCCACTTATACCGCTAAAGCCAGAAATTCCAGAATAACCAGAATAACCAGAATAGCCAGAGTAACCAGAAGTCCCTGATTGACCAACTTCCCCAGAAAACCCACTAAAACCGCTTATACCGCTATATCCAGAGTAACCTGATATGCCACTATATCCAGAATAACCACTCTCTCCAGACCACCCAGAAATGCCCGAATAACCTGATTCGCCACTAAAGCCTGATATGCCAGAAAAACCAGATTCTCCAGAAAAGCCACTTATTCCAGAATATCCAGAAAAGCCAGATTCACCAGAAAAACCTGAATAACCGCTTTCTCCACTAAAGCCAGAAAAGCCTGAGTAACCGCTTTGTCCTTGTGGTCCTACAATCTGACCAGCATCATACCAAGCAGTTCCATTCCACACCCAAAGATTGCCATCAGATTGGACTATATATGCATCATTAACTTGATTGCCTGTAGGTGGTAAATCGCCAACATTTGCCACTTCGCCTTTTACATTAATGCTAGTGCCTTGCTGACCACTATATCCGCTATATCCTGATAGACCTGAATAGCCTGATTCACCGCTTATTCCACTATATCCGCTATACCCAGAATAACCCGAATAGCCAGAAGTGCCTTGTGGACCAATAATACCTCGGTCTATAGTAATTACTTGATTAGGTGTAGGTGTAACCGCAATATTGACATTGTTTTGGTCAATAACATTAACTTTTAAGTTAGGCATGATTACTCCACTACAATCGCATCAGAACGGACTAAAAATAATAAAAAGATTATGTAGTCATTCTGTGGATTAACCATGTCAGCGGCAAAACTTATCTTTATGCGACCAGAAAAGCCTACGCAATCCTGTGCATTAATATTTAATTCTGGATCACTATTAATTAAATCCCATGCTGAATCATCTATTACAAGAGTAAATTTGCCCAACAAATCATCTCTATTAACAATACTTAATGGAATAGGGTCTGGAGTAGGACTGTAATTAGCAATATCAAAAGTTAAGCCATTACGAGTATCTACAATATTAGACATAGCCCTACGGATGATTTGAGCATCAATAGTGGCATTTGTTAGGTCTATAGGAGTAACCTCATCATTTGCAGTAATGACCAGATTCCAGTAAGTTGATTGTTCCCAAACTAACTCACCAGCAATAATAGGATTGTCAAACCCACTTACTTGTGTAAGCGAATTCTTATTAAAAATTGCCATAATCTCTCCAAATCTCGGTTAATAGGAAGTGGTACTCCACTTTACCTACGGATCATGTTTTATATTGTTTGTTAAATTATAGCCTTTTAAGGCAAAGTCGCAATAAACTGATTAGCCTGTTCTTGTGTCATCACAACACCGTCAGCATCAAGAAGTTCTGCACCAGCTAAGACTTCTTTTTTGAAGGTTTGGTAGTCGGTGTTGTCAGCACAAATAGGAATAGACATCATTCCATTATCTGTATTTTTATTAACGGCACAGATTATGTTAAGTGTAGGGTCTTTGTATAGCTTATACATTTTATAACTCCGCTAAGAAAATTAATTGCCCGCCACCAGCACCATATAGCCATCCTATTTGACCAGCAGTCCCCGACATAGAATTCGTGCTAGTTAAGTGAACAGTATTAGGACATGAAAGAGTTACTGACCAACCATTTACATTGTTTGCATCACTTGTGCCATTTCTCCAAAGTTGCGAATATCCTGTGTAACTAATAGTTGGAGTAGTTCTCATATTTACTGGCATTTGTATTTGAGTTCTTACATCCGTTGAAGTGTAATAACCCGCAGTTGCGTAATAAATGTTATCGCCTTTATACAAAGCGTAGCAATAGCGATAGCAAAGACTTAACTCTGTCGTATAAGGTCTGTAATCAAAGCTAGTAGCTGTAGAGCCTACCTCAAGCTGAACTCCTGTGATGTAGAAAGTTGCTCCGTTTGTGCCGACTACGGATGTTGCTCCTGTGGCGGAAAAATTAGTAGAACCTGACCAAACACCAGCAGTTCCACTATATATAGAACCTACACCAATACCAAACCTAACAAACATTCCAACGCCATTATTTGTAACCCAAGTTCCTGTTGTATCGCCAGCGATAGTTACTGAAATTTGTGTCCAAGTATTTGCAGAAGAAATTGTGTAAGTAAATGGATAAGACCTAGAAGTTCCTGAATTAGCAACAGAACCACCAAATGTTCCTGTCAAACTAGAATAAACCCATGCTGACAAAGTAACAGTTTTAGCATTGGCAGTTCCCCATCCTAAATCGGCAATGTTGTAACCTTCAATAGGTTGTTGCAACATATAATATCCGCTTGATGGAACAGAATAAGCAGACAAAGATGTGCATCCTAAATAATTTGTAAAGCCAATTGGTGGGGTTACAGAACCCGCATTTTGTTGCACAGAATATTTAGAGGCTACATCCATTTCTGCTCGCCATCTATCAAGCGTATATTGTGCTGAAGAAATAGTAACACTAGCACCAGCGTTGCGTTGGTCGATTACCATCGCACCATTGATGATGCGGTTCTTCATATTAACGGATGGAGTTACCGCATTAGCAGTAATACTCCCACCATACATGGGAGTTGTTATTCCTGTATCACCTGAAAGCGTAATAGCCATTATGC